TTAATCTGGCGTTTTTGGAAACTTCTTGATTTTGGTTTCCAAAGTTTGTTCTTTCTTTGCCCCCAGAATCCCTTTCTGATCGGCCTGTCTCGTATAATGAGAGACCTCAGAAAGGCTCGCGTGACCCGTCCAAGCACCGATCTGAGATGCAGTTGCTCCTGCCTCGGCCAGCGAAGCCGCGCGCGCTTTTCTCAGGCCATGTGCCGTGCAATCGTCAGCCAGACCGGCAGTTGACGCCGCTGCGCTTAACCATTGAGAAAGCCCTTTAACGCTGCGCGGTTTTCCGGTCCGGGTGGCAATCCAGATCATCTGCCCTTCCGGCAGGGCTTGCAGGAAATGTTTATGGTCTGCCGACATCGACGCTGCCCAGTCCGGCAACGACCATACGGGGCAAGTGGCAGGGCCAGCGGTCTTCGCTTGAACATAGGAAAGCCATCCATCGCGATCGACCTTCTGCCACCCCAAGGTCACAGCATCGACGCAACGCGCGCCTGTCCAATAAATCACCTCAAAGGCAATCCGTTCGGGACTTCTCGCCTTCCAGTAAGTTCGATAGGTCTCGATCTCTTTGGCCGTCCATTGCCGATGCGGTGTCACCTCCCCTTTCTGGGCCTTGATGCCGATCGACGGGTCGACCTCTATCCAGCCTTCCTCGACCGCAAATTTCAGAATCGATCGCCATGCCTTAAGCCGGTTCTGCGCGGCTCCAGGCGATAGAGCGCGGATATCCTTGCGCAGGTGATCTTGACGCAGGTCTTTCACCAATCCCGCACCTCGATCGCGACCGATTCGATCGAGCGTTCTGCGCCAAGTCGCGCGGGTGCTGTCCGCCATGCGCTTGTAGTCATGTGATCCGAGATATGCCTCACAAAGAGCCGATATACTGCCAGCAGGATGTCGCAGCTTTGGTGTCAGGTTCCCTGCAGCGACATAGGCAGCGATAAAATCGGGATGATGCTCGGGCAGGTCAGGCAATGGCATCAGATTGCCGTTGACGCGGCGATATACATAGCGCCTGCCGTCCGCCTTTCTGACGATCTTAATTCCGGTCAATCCCCGAACACGTCGTCGCATGTGTTTCTCCGATTTTCTCCCTCATCTGGCAAGCCAGAGGCGTATTCGTCAAGCGCAAGCCGATCATAGAGGCGCTTGCCGCCGAGCACCTTGCGAGGAATATTCAGCCCGCGCAGGGTGGTTTCGCTGACACCAAGATATGCAGCAGCCTGCGGCGACGGCAGTAGCCGCGGTGCAAATGTCAGGTCGGCCCGAGCCATCAGAACATCACCTCCTGTCGCGCATCGATGCGGTCCATCCACCGGAAATCGGGATATTGCCGCGGATGCGAACGGCCACGCGGATCGCGCTTGTCCCAGACGAACCAGGCGTTACGCTGGGGCGGACTGCCTTCGCCGGTGAAATCCAGCTTCCAGCGCATCAGATAGCAGTGGCTGAATGGATGTGTGTCCAGCAGCTCGCCCAGGCCATTCGCACGCGCCGCCGGCCAGTCCCAGGACAACAGCAGTGCGAGATAGTCCCAGGCCTTCATATTCAACGTGTGACGCAACCATCGGCCTTTACCGTCACGGGCGTTGATTTCGCAATAAGGCGGGTTGGTGATGATCGCGCGAGCTGGGCTGCCCGTGTAATTATAATAATTAGCGATCCAGCTGTCGGGACAGCCTCGGTCGATCAGGTCAGAGGCAAGGCAACCGATGCCCATCGCGCGGATCTCCCGGACCATGGCGCCATCCCCGCATGCCGGTTCCCAAACGATCCCGGATTCGCGGATGCGCTCGCCGTCATAGGCAATAAGCGCTCGGATCGCCTCGGGCTGACCGGTGGGATAGAAATCATCGTCCCGCCGCGTGTCCGCCTGCGGCCGGCGCTGTTCCGGCAGATCATCGAACATCGAAGATGCTCCGGCCTGCCTCGAGGACTTGCCGCTGATGGCACGAAATAGGGGTTTCGTGGATGGGGCCCGCGTCATGCTTTCTTCCGCCCCCGCTTTACTTCATGCGCCGCATGCCTGACTTTTGCGATGGCCATCAGCGTTGGCTTCAGCTCCTCGGGCGCGGAATCATATTTCAAGCCGGTCCAACGGCCGTTTAGCCGCGGCAGCATACCTTGCGGCACAAGCTCCCAGTTCGATGGGTCACAATTGGTTTTGTCGCCGTCGAGGCATTTCAGAACGTGGCCTTCGGGGACGGGACCGTTTACCTTTTCCCAAAGATATCGATGCTTATGCACCGGTCGGGTATCGGCGCCCGTCCAGGGATTGGTTTCCTCGACGATCATGATCACGTAGCCATCCTTGCTGTCGATGCGCTCATGACCGGGACCGCGATAATTGTTCGGCAGATTGCCCTTCTTGAACTGGGTGCGGGCGCTGTTCGGATTATAGGGCATCTTCTTGCCCTTGTTTTCAGGTTCGCGCCCCGGTTCGTAGCGGCCGGTCCTGCCGGTCATCCAGCCCTTCCGCTTGCAAAGCGCTTTCAGGTTGGTGAATGAAACATCGTCACGCTCAAACCGCGCGCAGAAAAGCTGATGCAGCTCGCGGCGGGGCATTTCCTTGCGCGCCTCGATCCACGCCAGTTCATCGGCATGATACGTGATCGCGCGGCCCTTCATGCGTCGGACTTTCCGATCTTCGGCAGCATTGGCAATACGGCCTGGCCATGCTCCGCGAAGAGCTTCGCCGCCTTCAGCTGGAGTTCTGCATTGCCAACGATCTGATCAGCGACTGAGACAATGGCTTCGGTCCGTTTGACTTCCTGCTCGATCTGCTCTCCGGACATCTGCTCTTCCGACAGACGCTCGAGCTGCGCAAACAGGTGATTATTGAGGTCGCCAAGTTTGTTTTTCATGATGTCCTCCAGGTTTCATCGATCGCCAGGCGGATCAGCTGGGCTAGATGTTCAATCTGATCGTCATTGGCTTCATCGCCTGCCAGCTTCATTGCTGCGGCCGTCCGCCCCATGTCACCGGTGTAGCCCTGGCGGGCTTGGAACTCGTATGCCGCGCGCAGCTGCTCGGGGGTGAAGGTGGGGCGATCGGTCATGCGTCACCGCCTTTCACTTCCGGCGGCGGCAATCGCAGGGGCCCATCGGTAGAAGTGATGGCGTCCCCCACCCGCCTGCCGTCCGGCAAATGGATATGAGGCAGGAACGCGGTATCGGTATTGAGGAAGCCAGCCGTCATCATCGCAGCCTGCGCCTTGATCCAGTCGGCCATGATCGCCCAGGCGGCGCTTTCCGCGACCTTCCTGCCTTTGGCCGCATGATCGGCCTCTTTGGTCCGTGGGCCTTTTTTATTCTCGCGGAACCACGCCTCGGCATAGGCACCGACACGGACGGGAATCGTTACCTCACGCCCATGCAGGCGGAACTGCGCGATAATCTGATCTGCGTCGTCATCGACCATGAAGCCAACAGCCGATGCGCCAACGCTGCGGAGCGTGTCGCGGATTTCCTTCTCACGCGCTTGGCCAGCCGTCGAGGATGAATAGGGAAGCGCCATCACGCAGCGCCTTTCTCGGCAGCGCGGTCCATGCGCTCAATCTCGGCCATAATCAGTGCGGCGGCCTTGACGAGATCGCGGCGCGGTGTCGTTGGCTTCCACCATCTTTCATCCCATGGCCAGCCGGCGGGTGGGGTTCCGATCTTCAGGACTGCGTGGCGAAGGCGCGGCGTGTAACAGGCAAAATCAGCATAGCTGCGTGCGGCCTTCAGGAGTTCTCTCCTGTCATGCAGATCATCATGTTCGAACGACCAGCCTTCCGCCTCGATCTGCCGGCGGCGCTCGGCCAGCACGTCTTCGACTGCTTTGCTGTGGGTCATCTGAACCCCCAAAGCGCAATCAAGCCGCCGATCGCAGTTCCGACTGCGCCGAACACGACATAAATCAGATCGCGCGGGAACAGTTGGGGTGATTCGAGCGCCAAATCCCAGCCGTCGCGTAGTCCTTCCTCATAGGCGTCAAGCTTACGGACAGTGGCAGCAGGATCGTCATACGAATCAAAAACGCTGATTGGCCCCTCCTGATCATCGCAGGCAGGCAGGTCGATCGGCAGCGACCAGTTGGGCGCTTCGCTCTCAGGGCCCTGATAGGTGATATGACCCAGGTGGCGGGTGACGATTGGATCGGTCATCACCGCCTCCCCTTATTGCCGATGATCGGAATATTGCGCTGTGAGATTTTGACGCCGCGAGAGTTGGCCCAGATGAACCAGGCAAACCCGCGGGCAACAGGTCCGGCAGCTTCCGCCAGTTGGGGATTGGTCAAGACTTGCCGGACCTGATCATAGATCGGATGCCGGGCAAGGGCGTCGTCAGGAAGAAATGACATGGTGTATCTCCAAACTTGTCGCGCATCCCTACGGTTGCGCGGTTGTGGAATTTGCGGTCAGGTAGAAGATGCCAGCCGCACTGTGCAGGCGCGGCTGGCTATTCCCCACGCAACGCACAGGAGAACGCGGGAAATGAGTGATATCGAGGAGAGGCTGGATGCGATCGAGGAGCGCCTCAACGCACTTGAGGGTAACGCGGAGCACGGTGGGCTTTATCGCGAAAACGGCGGGTTGGAGATCAGCCTGCGAGACACCTTTCGATATCTCGAGCACGTTGCCCGCGTCATGAACGGCATCTATGCCGCCATCGATCAGAGTAAGCTTTCGCCGTCCGACAGGGCAGACCTGAGGCAGCGCTTCTCTGACTATGATGCGGCAGTTATGTCTTTGGTTCGGCATCCCCGTTCCCCCGGTTAGACGACGTCCTGTCGCGGTGTGCGGACGGTCGATCCATCCTGCGGGTTAATCTCCACCCAATTCCTGAGACCGCGCTTGGCGATCAGATTTCCCGCTTCGGTGAACCGGAAGTCGACGATATCGCCTTCGTCTAAACCGAGGGCTTGGCGTCCCATCTCCATTTGTGCCTTGGTGGGCCGCCATTGGGTTGGATCAGTCATGGCGCGATGAGTACGCAATAGCGTTTGAAGCGCCTCCACCCATTTGCTCGACCCGTCAGGGTCCTGACGAATGATCTCACGGACGCCACCGATCAGATCAGCCAGGGGGGCTGGATCGGCGGGGGTGCCGCCAACGATTGTCCGCGGCACCCCAATCGTCGTCGCTAGCAAGTAGATTGCGGCTCGGCCAGTTGGATTGAAGGTATCTTGGCCAGCCAACTCAGCGGCCTGGCTCAGCACGGTTCTTATCAGGGTGTCAGCATCCTGATCGGCAAGGGCGTCGTCGGAAAGAAATGACATTGCGATGGTCTCCATCGGGTTGCGATGCAGATAAAATGACTGTCAGGAATATTCCTGTCAATCTTAAAAATTCTTGGTAGGAATTTTAATATTGCCGATTATGCAACTGCTACGCCCGAAGGGGTTGTATACCACACCCACGATCGGCAAGATGTTGCTACTTTGTTCTATCGGGGGTGGACATGAAGAATGAAGAGCGATTCGCAGAGCTCATAGGAGGCATGAGCGACGAAAGCTTTATTCGTTTTGTTCTCGCTCTTTCGCGCCAGGGGGAGTTAATGCCTCTGCCAGGTCCAACCAGCCTTGCTGGCGATCGGCTGGAAGATTGCGAAAGGCAGAAAGGAGCGCTCGCTCGGCCACGGTGCGATCGTCATCGAATAAGTCACGAACCTCAACCCCGAGGGCAACGGCAATCTTCTTAAGAACCCGCAATGTCACGCCGTCGAAGCCATTCTCTATTTTAGAGATGGTTGACTGCTTCAGGCCCGACATCTCTGCAAGGTCCTCTTGGTTTAAGCCGCGCGCACTGCGGATGCGATCGATATTCATATCGTTATAATCACCCCTATTGCATGCAGTGACAAACGCTTGACAGGAATATGATGCTTGACAGGAATATTCCTGACATTCATATATTGCAGCATGGCTACGCTCAAACATCATCTTGAAGCATCTGGTGAGACGCAGGCGGATTTCGCGATGCGCATCAATGTCCGGCAGGGGACGGTCTCTAAGCTTGTTAGAGGCGTCATGTTTCCAAGCTTAAAACTCGCCCAGAGAATTGAGCGGGCCACTAGCGGTCGAGTTGCCGTTTCCTCTTGGGACACGATCGACCCAATTTCCTGCAATCCCAACCAAAGCGAGACCTCCAATGAACAGTCCAAAGATTCGGACGCAGCCTGACACGCGCTTGCGTCAAATGTCCCATGCCAATCCGTTCGAAGGTCGCGGTCGCAATCCCGCCGCTGCTCGGCGTGCGCATATTCACCATCACCCTGATCGGGTGGATTTCCTGCGCCGCTGGTCACTGCTGATGATCGCGAGCTTTCCGAACCGTGAAACCTGCGCCGTCCATTTCGGCGTGACCTTCCAGACGGCGTGCAACTGGTTCGATGGGTTCAACGCACCTTACGGCCAGCATGTCGATTACGCGATCGAGACCCTGCCCCGTTACGCGGAAATCATGCGGGGCCAGTGATGACTTTCGGGCTTTCAGGTTGCCCGGGGCGGGGGAGCGGTTGGGTCGCAGTACCTGTTCGTCCACTCGCCACGGTTCCGGCCGCCTCGGGCGGGCTATCTACCGGGACCGTGGAACCTGCGGCTGGCCCGGCCGAGAGCTGCCTTTTGGCGGCGGGGCACAAGTTTTCTTCGGTGCCGACATCGCCTGTTCGACATCGATGACTGGCAGGGCGCACTGCTCGCCGCCCTGCCCTTTTTATTCGAGTTCCGCATCGCCGCATTCACCCCCGGCGGCGCGACTGCCCTGCCGCCAATCCCCCTCTCCCATGGCGGCAGGGCGGAGTTAGGAGAAGTAGATGGCAACCGACCGCAATCGCATAAGTGCTCAGATGATCGCACTGGAACTGGCCATGAAAGCCGCCCAGGGCGAAACCGATCAGGCAATGCTATCGGCCGCCCTCTGCGCGGTTCACGGCTCCTTTCCGGAATCTGATCCGCTGACGATCGAGCTGGATGATTTTGCCGAGCGCTTCCCGCGTTCCCGCCGCGATCCAGAACTTTTGCGCGATGCAGGCTGTCAGCTCTGGGGCGCAATCCGGCGCTCAAGCTGGCCCGCATATGCTCGCCGCGCAGATATCGAGGGCTGACCATGAAGCTGTCCCATTATGACCGAGCGATGATCCACGGGCTGGAAATCATGACCCGCCCGCATGCCGGCGCGGAGCCGGAAAACCACGAGATGATGGTGCGGATCCTCGGCATCTGTGCGGAACGATCTTCCGCTTATCCACAGTTGCAACCGCTGGTCCGCGAAGTGCAGCGGATCTCCGACAATCGCGGGCCGCATAGCGGGATCATCTATCCGATCCAGCTGGCGATGAATGAATTCGACCGGATGTGCATGGCCGTGCATTGGGACGCGGCAAAGAAGGGAAAATGACACTGTCGATTGAAATTAACTTGTTGCGCGGGCTGAACGAGCGCTGTCCGCAATATTCTTTTGACCGAGGTGATCTGATCGATCTCGCCGAATATGTTGCAGGCGAGATTGCCCGGGTTCGGCAGTCAGACATGTTGTTGACCGAAATTCTGAAACCTGTCGAGCCGGCACCCCCGTCAGCGGAAGCGCCGGACGTGCAACCGGAGCCGCCGGAATCGCAACCGGAAACCGTGATTTCGCAACCGGACACCCCGCCCGCTCAACAGCGCAAGGATGCCTGGACCGAAAAGCAGGATGACAAGCTGATCCAGATGAAACGGGCCGGATGCACGATCACAGCCATGGCAAAGCAGATCGATCGGAGCGAAACCGCCATTCGCGCCCGAATCCAGAAGCTGAAAGCCACGAAACCCAGTGCATGTGCCTTCGGTCGCACCTGGTCCGAGCAGGATGACGCGCAACTGATCCGCTTGAAATCTGCCGGTATGACTTGGGGGGCGATTGCGGCGGAGCTGGACCGGACCTCGCGAAGCGCCGAACAGAGGTATCTCAGGCTGAAAAAGCTCGGCGCGGTTACCGATCAAAAGGATTCTTCCCCCACACCGGAGCCGGTTGCGGAGACGCCAAAACCTCAAAGCGATCCAAAGCCGATCACGCCCGCTCCGCATGTCATCCCGGACACTGCCCGCGTTTCAGATATCGGCGACCTCTCTCACTTAACCATCCGGCAGCGTGCGCTGGTTATGCATCTCGCGAACCTGAACGATGATTTCGCGCCGATCGACGATCTCGATATCGTCGAAGGACTTATGGCGGGCAAGAAATCCACCACAATAGCTGACGAACTCGGCTGCCGTCCGGATGATGTCAACAAGCGCTGGCGGGCCATATTGACTGCGGATGTCGTTAATCATCACGGCACGCCGACGATCGACGGCCAGCAGGATGTCCTCACGGCCGCCCGTCACCTGGTGAAATGCGTCGAGGGTGCACATGGTTGACGCCGATCCCCGCATCGATGCTGCCCATGCAATGCCAATGGCCGAATTGGTCGATCGGCTCCAGATCGCGGGCTTGGTCAGGACCAGCGGCGAGTTGGTCGGGCCATGCCCGTCATGTGGCGGCAAGGATCGGTTCGGGATCAACCTGCAGAAACAGATATTCAACTGCCGGGTTTGCGGCGCCAAGGGCGATCAGATTGCGCTTGTGCAGCTCGCGCTCGGTATGGATTTTCCGGCTGCGCTTGAATGGCTCGTTGGCCCACGGCAGGAATTGACGCCGGCACAATTGGCCGAGCAGCGCCGAAAACGTGAGGCGGCAGAGCGCCGACGGCATGAAGCCGAGGAAAAAGCCCGGGCGCGCACCATCCGGGCCGCGCGCAAGATTTGGTTTTCGACTCAGCCTGCGGAAGGGACGCAGGTTCGGGAATACCTCACATTGCGGGGAATAACTCGAGAGAGATTGCCCGTTCTGCCGCCCTCGATCCGATTTGATCCCGAAGCCAGATATATGATCCCGGTGTCCGGGACCCGTGACGAGTGGCAGACCCTCCATGTGGGCCCCGCCATGGTCGCCGCGGTCGTTGATCCATCCGGTCGCGTCACAGCCGTGCATCGAACCTGGCTGGATTTGTCGCAACCCAAAGGGAAAGTGATCCTGCCCGATCCTCATAAGGATGGGGAATTGCTGCCTGCCAAGAAGGTGCTGGGCTCCAAGAAGGGTGGCGCAATTCGACTGGCAAGCGATCGCGACGCGCGGATCATGGTGATGGGTGAAGGTCTGGAAACCACGTTCTCCGCGCTGGTCGCACATCCTTATTTAGAGCCAGCATCCTACTGGTGCGGCGTGGATCTGGGCAATATGGCCGGACGCCGCAAGCTCGGACCCGGCCTCAAATATGCCGGGATCCCCGATATGGACGATGATCGCGCCTGGGTGCCGCCAGAGTCGGTGCGCCGGCTGGTCTTTATCCAGGACGGCGACAGTGATCCGCGCCTGACGCGAGCCAAGCTCGAAGCCGGATTGCGCCGTGCCATGATGCGACGGCCCGGCCTGTCGGCGGCCATCGCCTATCCAGGCGAAGGCAAAGACCTCAATGATATTCTGATGGGAGACGATCATGGGTGACCGGATCGACCAGGCGCGGGACGCGCTGTCCAATGCCGATAACGTAGACCTTCCCGAGGGCATGTCTCCGCCGGATGAGGAGCATGATATTCCCGAAGATTATGCCCCGCCGCCACCGCCACCGATCAATGGTCAAGAAGGAAGCGGCGATCTGCCGCCTGATCCGTTCGAAGACGCGGCCAAACAACCGCTGAATGATCTGGGCAACGGTAAGCGCTTCATCATCCATTTCGGCGAGGATGTTCGCTATGTTTCGCAATATGGCTGGATTGTCTGGGATGGCCGGCGCTGGGAGCGCGACGCGGAAATCAGTCGGGGTGTTTCCCCTCGGATTCGCAGCCTTGCACAGAAGATGTCGGAGCTGATCGAACGGGAGATAGACTATATCCAGCCCTCGAAACGGGACCGGAACTTGCTCAATGAAGAGCGCGACCTGCGAAAGCGGCGCATCGAGATCGAGGCAACGCCCGGTTACGCCAATGATGAAACGCTGACCGAAGAGTTGTCCAATATTGCCGGCCGACTGCGCGGCATCGATGCCGCCCTGAAATCCCACAAGACGATTATCGGCCGCCGGCTCACGCATGCGAAGAATGCCGGGAACTCAGGCCCAATGACCAATATGGCCGCCGAGGCCTCTGTGATGGTGGCGCATACGGTCGATCAGTTGGACCAAGGTGATCTCGATATCAACACGCTTTCAGGCGTGCTTCGGTTTCGCCGGATTCCCCCGGACCCCGCTTCCGGCATGTCGGCCATGGCTGATTTCGCGCTCATCCCACATGACCGTGGCCAGCTGCTGACGAAGATCGTGCCGGTTGACTATGACCCGGATGCGACATGCCCGCGCTTCGATGCTTTCCTCAAGGAAATCCAGCCCAATATTGAGATGCGACGATTTTTGCAGCGCTGGTTTGCGTTGTCGATGACCGGGCTCGATGTTCAGAAGCTGGCCTTCTTCCATGGCGGCGGGGCCAACGGCAAATCGGTTCTGGTCGATCTCATTGCCCGGATGCTCGGCGATTATTCCGCAACGGCGAAAATCGAGTCCCTTACCGGAAAGAACAAGAAATCCGGTTCGGAATCCCAGCCAGACCTCATGCCGTTGATCAATTCGCGCATGGTACGGACTTCGGAGCCGGAGGAAGGTCAGCGATTGCAAGAGGCCCTGGTGAAGGCCCTGACCGGCGGTGAACCCATGATGATCCGCGATCTGTTTACAGGCATGATCACCTTCACCCCGTTCTTCAAGATCACGATCTCCGGCAATCATCTGCCAGACATTCGCGGCGGCGATGACGGTATCTGGCGCCGGGTAATGCTCGTGCAGTTCCCCGTCCAGATACCGGAACACAAGCGAATCCCGAAAAAAGACATGGATGACATCCTTTGGGCAGAAAGGTCCGGGATTCTGAACTGGCTGATCGAGGGGTTGATCGATTATCTCTCCGGCGGCTTGCAAGAACCGCCCGAGGTTCTCGCGGCGACAGCCGACTACCGGAAGGACAGCGATCCGGTCGGCACGTTCCTTGGCGATGCCACAGTCGCCACCGGCTATGAAGGCGACTTCATGACCTCAAAGGAACTGATCGAGGCGTTCAACTTCTGGATCGAAGAGCGCGGCGAAACCCGATGGGGCAATAGGACTGTATCCCTGCGGCTTAAGGCCAAGGCGGATTCATGGCGACATCCGGAGAACCAAAAAACATTCAGTCCGGGTAAATCGGGTGTCACCGGTTATCGTGGCATCAGACTGTCCGACGAGTTCGCGCGCCGCATGCGCGACGCCGAGGCACGGGAAGGCTGGTCGTCATGGCCCAAATAACCCCGCACCCCACTTCACCATCATCAACGATCTGGCGGGCCTGCGGGCCCGTCAAACATGTCTGGCCTTCGGTGTTGGGCCTGACGGGTCCGAATACCGGGGCAGCCGGGTTTGAGTTCGCACGGGGTCAGGGGGATCCGCCATGAATGATTTCAGGGGCTTAATGCCGGTTTTTGGGCTTGAGGGCCTGACGGGCTTGAAATTCCAAGGTACGTGCGCGCGCGTAATTTCAAGGGGTAAGGGGGAAGCCGTTTCCCCGCATAGGTCGAAATCTCAAGCCCCTCGATCCCTCAAGCCCAAAATACCCCCTTAACCCATTGATAAGAAACAATCTGCATCACTCAAATATCGTAGTTCTCAAGCCCACCACTCTTTTACTCAAGCCCATCAAGCCCAACGAAAGAAAAGACAGAGCAAGGGATAGTATAATGGCCAGAATGGAGCGCAAAATGTTGAATACAGGCAATGCAGCGACAGCCGAATATCCGGGTCAGAACCGGATTGTGCGGGATGGACATGCCATTTCCCGGCTCGAAGCGGAGCGGCAACGCATTGCCAAGTTGAAGGGTGACGCAACCCCGCCAGCTGAATGCGGCTGGTTGATCCCCTCTGCACCCGGGCGTGGCGGTTTCGTGACATTCATGCCAGCCTCGATGCAGCTGAACGCCAAAGGCAAGTGGGAAAAGCAGCCGTCAGGATACGCTGGTCGCCACGCAGTACGCGCCGCCGATGTGTTCGATCAGATGATCGCCGCTGCCGAACGCGCGAAGAAGGGCTGGCCTCTGACACCGGGACAGATTGCGATCGGGCGTCGGTATCGCGACCTGGTCGAATGGCGCGCTGCCGGTGCAATCAAATGTTCAACCATCGACGGCAGGGTTGCAGGTTCAGGTGAGCGCGATTTCATGGATGCCTATCTGTCGGCTGGCCGGGAACTCGACGGGATGCGTCGGCGGATCGGCACAGGCATCGCCATGCAGGTTCGGCGTATCCGCCCCTCTCAACGTGGCAAGGCAGAGGCAGTGCCAATCCGTGACAGCGTGCTGATCGAGATGGTTTGCATTCAGCAAAAACATTTGAGCGATGTACTGAAAGCGCATTACTGGTCCACCTATGGCGGCAATCGGAAAGCCATCAGAGAGGCGCTGTGCGCCGCGCTGGACCGCATGATCGGATATCTGCCCGAAAAAAGGTGTTGACGTCTTACCTCCGTCTGTGGCAGGAGAATCATTATTATCTAGAAGTGCGCCCGCCGGGACCCCACCCCTCGCGGGCGCTCTTCGTTTCCGCGCTTTTGCCTGTGCCCCTCCCGTTCTCCATTCGGGTCGTACTCACATACTTGGGGCACAGACATGAGCGCGGCCTCGCGGGATGTCGGAGGGACTTTCGTTAATCGCCGCGCTCTTCGTATCGGAATACCAGGGGAAGCTGCCGCGCCCCGACTATGCGCTGGTCCGCCCGATGCGGACCCCGGCAGCCGAGCGGGTGGGAAGCCTGCACCTATCAAGGATCAACACATGAGCAGACTTGGACAGATGCCGTCGCGCTTCGCCGGTGTGGCCTCGGCTGGTCAGCGGTTGAGCAAATCATTTGCCGATCGTTCGGCTCAGCGCCGCACAGTCACGCCATGGCGGAACTGGTATAACAGCAAGGAATGGCGCGACCTTCGCTGGTCTGTCCTGGTCGCCGATCAGTTCATCTGCCGTCGATGCGGCACGCTCTGCGATCCCGATCCGGCAAGCCGGAATGAACCGAACGCCCCGGTCGCGGATCATCGCAAGCCACATCGTGGCGATCGTGCATTGTTCTTCGACCGCGACAACCTGCAATGCCTGTGCAAGCGATGCCATGACGGTGCGAAGCAGGCCGAGGAAAGGAAAGCCGGTGGCTATTGAAATCGAAGACATACGTCGCCTTGAAGTCAGAGACGGTGACACGATCGTTGTTCAGGTGGCGCGCCCTGTGACTGATAGCATCGCGCAATCCATCGTCGATTACTTCAAGCGTTCGGTCACAGCCGAGGTGAAAGTGATCGTCATCGACCCCGATGTGGGTATCAGCGTGATGTCGCGGCCTGTCATGAAAGAAGCTGCCCCGTCCCCCTGCTGATCGGACCGAGGGGGGGGGTGAGTCGAAAGTCCGGGGGTCGATCGGCCTCAGACCCGCGCCCCCCTCATTCGGAGATTTTTTTTCACATGACCCATGAAAATCCGGGCGACATCATTGGCCGGACCTTGTGGGGCGATCCGGTTTACAGGGTCTCTCGTGTGCGCGGCCGTCCGCCATTCGAATGGACGGAGGAAAATTCATTCAAAGTCAGCATGTTGCTGGCGGCGGGGTGGACCAATACACGGATTGCCGGAACGATCCTCGATCCACGCACAGGAAAATCCATCAGCGTGCCGACGCTGAAACGGTATTTTAGAGCCGAGCTGACCCAGCGTGATCATGCGCGCGATCAACTGGTCGCCAAGCAGCTGATGGTCGCCGCCGACCAGGCATTCGCCGGGAATGTCGGCGCGATGCGTCTGCTGGACCAATTGATGGCCAAAAACGATCAGAGGCTGGCCGCGTCGAAAATGACCCAACCGGACGCTGGTGACGATGACGGCGAAGAAGATGCAAAACCGACCTCCCGATATGTCGGCAAGGGCGAGCTGTCGCGGAAGAAAGCCAATGCGCTGGCGTCTGGCGAGGAACAGTCGGACTGGGGCAGCCTGTTGAGGCCGGGCAGCTATGAGAACTGACACGGTGCAGGTGCCGGAGGTTTGGGACACGTCCCTGCCCGACTGGAAGTCCCGCATCGTTAATCGCCAGCCGCTGATTCCTGATCTGCCTCTGTTTGACGCCGTCGCCGATAAGGCCCTGGCGATCTTCAAGCGGCTGCGGCTACCAGACGTAATCGGCAACCCGACCTTCGCAGAGGCCGGAGATGACTGGATCTTCGATTTCGTCCGCGCGGTTTTCGGCAGCTATGACCCGGAACGCAAGGTGCGGATGATCCGGGAATTCCTGCTGTTGGTCCCGAAAGGAAACGCCAAGACGACATATGCAGCGGCGATCATCCTTGTCGCTGCCATCATGAATGAACGGCCACATGCCGAGCTGATGTTGATCGCGCCCAGCCAGAAGATCGCGAAGCGCGCGTTCAGTCAGGCGGCCGGCATGATCCGCCTCGATCGAGAACTAGTGGCGATGTTCTCACCGAAGGCTTACAGCAACGAGATCGTGAAGCTCGATGACGTGGTGCCATCGCGCATTCAGATCGTCTCGGCGGATCCATCGGTTGTCACCGGCGCGATGTCGACCTTCACGCTGATCGATGAAACGCATGAATTCGCGAAGATGTCGAAGGCGGCCGATGTCTTCGCGGAAATCAAGGGATCGCTCGGCAAGCGTCCGGACGGTTTCCTGTTGCAGATCACCACGCAATCCAAGGCACCTCCCACAGGCGTCTGGAAATCGGAACTGACCATCGCCCGTAAGGTACGGGATGGTGAAATGCGGCGCTCGCTTTTGCCAGTGCTGTATGAACTTCCGCCCGAAATGGCGGCCAATGACGGATGGCGCGACCCTTCGACCTGGGACATGGTCAACCCGAACCTGAACCGGTCAGTGTTCGAAGATTACATCGCGGGCGAGATCGAGAAGGCCGAGATCGACGGCCCGCACCAGATGGCCCTGATCGCTTCCCAGCATCTGAATGTCGAGATCGGTCAGGGCATGAACGCCGATCGATGGGCTGGTGCCCTATATTGGGCGAAGAACGCCGATCCGGATCTGACTTTCGAGCGCATGCTCGAAATCTGTGACGTGATGGTCGCCGCGGGAGATGTGGGCGGGGCCGATGACCTCTTTGGCTTCTCGGCGATCGGGCGGCACCGGCATAGCAGGAAATGGTTGTCATGGTCATGGGCGTGGTGCTTGCGCCCGGTTCTTAACCTTCGCAAGAGCATCGCCCCGAAGCTCGAGGAACTTTCCCAACTGGGCCAGCTCGGGATCACCGACAGCGCGCAGGAACAGGTCGAGGCCGCCGTGCAGATTTGTTGCCAGATCAGGGATGCTGGCCTTTTTCCCGAGAAAGCCGGGATCGGCCTCGACCCTCATGGTGTCGCGGCACTGGTCGATGCACTGGAAGAGGAAGGATTCGAACTCGGCAAGGATATCGTGCCGGTCGGACAGGGCTACAAGTTGAGCGGCGCAATCAAGGGCGTCGAGCGCAGGCTGTTCGACGGTCGGCTGAAACATGGTGGGCAAGAGCTGATGACCTGGTGTGTCGGCAATGCCAAGGCGGAACAGCGAGGCAACAACGTGTATGTGACGAAAGAGGCGGCCGGCGTCGCCAAGATCGACCCGTTGATCGCGCTGTTCACAGGTGCAATCCTCATGGATGGCAATCCGGAACCCGTGGGCAATATCGAAGATTTTCTCAACCATCCCGTAGGTGTCTTCTGACATGGCGGGAAAGTTCAGCCTTGTTGATCGTCACGGACGTCCGATGGCGGCGCTCAGCGATCTGACCAAGGATCAGCGGCTTGTGCTGGCCGGAGGTGACCTTGGCTATTACGTGGCCTCGAATGCATCCGGCAAGGTTGTCACGCTATCGTCTGCCCTGACCATATCGGCGGTTTGGGCATGCATCACGCGCGGCGCACAGGCCATGGCCTCCCTGCCCCTCGACCTTTACCGCAAGACTGCATCGGGCCGCGAACGTCAGGAATCGCCACTTTCGGATTTGATCGGCCTGTCACCGAATGCGGACCAGACGCCGGTTGAGTTCTGGGAGGGAATGTTCTCCTGGCTATTGTCGGTTGGCAATGCCTATGCTGAGATCATCTGGATCAATGGGCGTCCTTCTTCGCTGACGCCACTGCCATCGACGCATGTGAAACCGTTCCGGAACAAGGTGACCGGTGAACTCGCCTATGATGTACGCGACCCGGGCGCATCGCACCGCCGCGTCATCAAGCGGGAGGATATGTTCCATCTGAGAGGATGGGGGTTCGGGGGCGATGAAGGTATGTCGCCGATCCGCTGGGGAACGCAATCGCTCGGCGCGGCGATGGCTGCCGACGAAGCCTCGGGAAAGATGTTCGGCGCAGGCATGCAGGCCTCGGGAGTCTTGAAGGCCAATCAGCGGATCGACGACACACAGCGACCGCAACTGCAGAAGCTGATGGATGATTACAGCGGTTCCTCCAAGGCCGGAAAGCTGCTGATCCTCGAGGCGGGGATGGACTTCCAGCAGCTGACGCTGAACCCCGACGATGCCCAGATGCTGGAAACCCGGCGCTTTTCCATCGAGGAAGTTTGCCGTTGGTTCGGTGTCCCGCCCATCGTCATCGGCCATTCCGCCGAGGGCCAGACGATGTGGGGCACAGGTGTTGAGCAGATTTTCCTGTCTTGGATGCAGCTCGGCATCAACCCGGTTCTGAAAAAGGTCGAGCAGAGGATCCGCAAGCAGCTGATCCCACTGAACGACCAGCGCAAAGTTTATGCCGAGTTCAACCGCGAGGCCATGCTGCAAATGGACAGCAAGGCAAAGGCCGAATTCCTACGGGCAATGGTGTCGAACGGCATCATGTCCCGCAATGAATCCCGCGACAAACTGAACCTCCAGCGCTCGGCTCAGGACGGCGCGGACGATTTGATGGTGCAGACGGCGATGTCGCCGATCGACCTGCTCAACGAAAGGATCTGAGATGGCCAAGAACCATATGCCGGTCGCGCATTTCGGTGTGCGGCCCGATGACATACGCGCGGAAGCCGCCCCGCCCAAAGCCTTCGATCGGTGGCAGCCCGAGGTTTGCGCGCTCGCACAGGATGGCGAAGATGGTCCATTCGTCATCGATATCATGGATGTCATCGGCGAGACTTGGGACGGCTACGGCATCACCGGCCGCAAGGTCGGCGCGCTCCTGCGTTCTGCCGGCGATCGCGAGGTTACCGTCAATATCAACAGTCCCGGTGGCGACGTCTTCGAGGGACTGGCCATCTACAACATGTTCCGCAATCACAAGGCTGACGTCACCGTGCGCGTTGTCGGCCTCGCTGCCTCGGCCGCCTCTGTCATTGCCATGGCCGGTGATCGCGTCGAGATCGCCCGCGCCGGGTTCCTCATGATCCACAATACTTGGGTTCTCGCTGTTGGCGATCGCCACGATCTCAATACCATTGCTGGCCAACTCGCCGCTTTCGATGAAGTCATGGCCGAACTTTACGCCCTCCGAACCGGCGCGGACGCCGGTGAGATCGGCAAGATGATGGACCGCGAGACCTGGTTGTCCGGCCGCGCTGCCATCGACCAGGGATTCGCGGATGACCTGCTCGCTGCCGATCTGATCGGTGTGAATGATCAAGCCCGCGCGCAGGCGCAGCAAATCAAGGCACTCGCGAAGGCCGAGGCTGCCATGGCCCGCGGCGGGCTGTCCCGTTCGGATCGTCGCGCCGCCCTGAAGGAAATTACCAGCAAGCCGAGCGCTGCTGTCAGCGGCAAGCCGAGCGCTGCCGAAAAGCTGTCTGCCCTGACGGGGTGGGCAAAATCTACTCTTGCCAATATGGAGAACTGACATGTCCTTTGACATGGAACATGCGTTCGGCGAGTTCAAAGCCGAATTCGACAAGGTGACCGCGAAGCTTCAGGATAGCGCAAAATCTGCGCTGGACGAAAACAAGCGCCTCGGCACCTTGACCGATGAAACCAAGGCCGCCGTGGATAAGGCGTTGTCCGATCAAGGCGATCTGAAAACCCGCCTTGATGAAATGGAAGCGTCGGCCCGAGACATGGAACAGCGCTTTGCCAGCGGTCGCCGTGGCGGTCCCGGCGCGCCGAAATCGCTCGGGCAGATGGTGGTGGATGATGCCGCCGAAACCATCAAGGCCCTGCACAAATCCGGCGTGAACGGCGATCACAGCCTGGGCGTCTTCAACGCAATCACTTCGCTTCCGGATTCGGGTGGCGCGTTGCTGCCCGAGCGCCGTGAAAACGAGATCGTGGCGGAACCGGACAAGAAACTTGTGGTCAAGGATCTGATCACCGTTGGCCAGACCGGCCAGCCGCTGATCAAGTATTTCCGCGAGATTTCCCGCTCCGGTGCTGCGGGGATCGTTCCGGATGACGGCGTGACCGTGAAACCGTTGATCGACAAGGTCTGGGATGCTGTCGAGGCTTCGGTGAAAACGATCGCCGGCCGGATGGAGATTCACAAGCACATGCTGGACGACATCCCTGCCCTGCGCACCGATATCGACACCACGCTGACCTATGAGGTCAACAAGGTCGAGAACGCGCAGATACTTGCAGGGGATGGAACTGGCGAGAATTTCTCGGGGCTTATCACCAATGCCACTGCCTATGCCCAGGGGGCACGGGAACCAGCTGGCGCAACCATCCTCGATCGGCTGCGCCTTGCCATGTTGCAGGTGTCCGCCGCCGGGTATGTCGTCGATGCGCAGGTCCTCAATATCTGGGACTGGGCTCAGGCCGAGATGTTGAAGGACACCACAGGTCGCTACATCTTCGGGAATCCGTTCATGGAAACGCCGACGCCGCGCCTCTGGGGCCGCCGAGTTGTCGACACTGAAGACATGCCCGAGGGTGATTTCCTTACCGGTGCGTTCAAGATGGCCGCGACCTATTACGAGCGCCAGGGGATCGAGATTCTTCTGTCCTCGGAAAACCGCGACAACTTCGACAAGAACATGCTCACGGTTCGCGGCGAAAAGCGTGGCGTCGTGGCGGTCAAGCGTCCGCTGGCGCTCTGCTATTACACGGCCCCCGCAGAGGGCGGCGCAGGCTGATCCGAACATCGGGCGCGGGATCACCCGCGCCCGTTTTCCACCCTATAGAAGGATTTAGGCCATGCCTAAGCTCAAAGCCCTTCGGGGCGCTATTGGTTCTTACGGTCGCGTCGCCGCCGGTGGCATCATCGATGTAGACGAAGCAGTCGCCGACAAGCTGATCAAGACCAAGCGTTTCGTGCGCGCGACTGAAAAGGACATCCAAGCCGCACAGACTGCGCAGAAAGCTGCTCTGGCGGTCGATACCCCCGGCGCTGGACCCGGCTTCCTGCCCATGCCGAAAACGCCAGTGGCCGCAGACCGCCTTACCCAGATGATCGAGCGTGGCGAAATCAGCCGCAACAAGGCCAAGGAACTGGTCGCGCTCGAAATTTCTCTGTCCACGGAAGAGGTTCAGGCGTTCATCAAGAAAGAGGCGGAGGAAGTCGCTGCCAAAATTGAAGCCGCCCGGGATGAACTCGATGCACGCGCGCAGGCATTGGACAAGCGGGAGCATGATCTTGTCGAGCGTGAAAAGGCAGTTGAAGCCAGCGACGGTAAGGCGAAGGAGGAAGCCGAGACCACGGCGGAAGCGGGCGCAGCGGAAGAAGCGAAGTCCGACGCCGCCACTGGCGCGCCAGCGGAAGCCAAGACCAAAGCTGAACCCGGTGCAAAAGCGGCGAAGTCCTCGAAATGATTGTCTCGCTGGCCGATTTGAAATCTCACCTCCGTGTTGGCGGTGATGATTTCGATGCGGACATTCAAAGCTACGCGGACGCGGCCGAGGCGCGCGTCCGTAACTGGATTGGCCGCGCCGTGTATGCGGTCGGCGATCCCCTTCCTGACACAGATTCCCCAGATTACGACCCCTATCAGATGGTTGCCGATGGCGCGATCATCGTCGCGATCAAGATGCTTGTATTCCATATGTTCTGGAATCGTGGCGGCAATGACGGGACGCAGAACGATGCAGTTCCCCCGCAAGGTGTTCGTGATCTGCTGTCCGGATATCGCATTTTCTACCGATCGGAGGTGTAACAATGTTCACCTCCAATAACCTCATGAGATCGGCAACCTTTTTCCAGCCGATCAAAGGACGTGATGCAGATGGCAAGCGGATCATCGAGGAAGTCGAGCGCTTCACCGTTCCGGCTGGCCTGAAGCCGCTTCGCGGAGGTGAGAGCGTCATGCAGGCTCGGCTTACCGCCCGATCACCTGCGATCGTCACCGTCATGGCGGATTCGCGGACGCGGACCGTTACCAGCGAATGGGTGCTGTTGATTTCCGGCCGCAGATATGAGGCCAAAGAAGATCCGCGCGAAAGTGAAGATTTCTCGCTGTTGGAACTCTTGGTTGAGGCTGTGGGATGAAAGCTGGCCGAAAGCTTCGCCAGATCATCATGGATCGGATCATCGCCGAAGTGCCTGACTTGGCTGGACAGGTCTACGATAAGGCTACTAAGGGAGATGCTTATCCTTATGCCACGATGGGACCGAGCTATTGGCGTGATGTCAGCGTCACCTGCATCGAATCCCGTGCGCAGACTGTGCAGGTCGATATTTGGCATTCAAAGGAAAGCAAGGGATTGCTCGAGGATTTAACGGATGAGGTTGCCGACGCGCTTCGAGGATGGGCCGATCCCGAGAGCCTGAGGATGCATCCGGCACAGATTTCGCTAGTCCGCGTGATGGATGACCCTGACGGGGTAAGTGCACATGGCGTGGTGCAGGTCGAGGTACGCTTGGAGCGAAGTTAGCAGGCTGTCCCATCGATTGTAAGAAATACCCAGGCTTTCATTGCCTCAAGAGTTTGCTGGTTTTCGTTGATGGATATTTTCTGCGCACTGCTGCAAACCGGACCGGTTTGAATGCCAGCCTTACAGTTTTCGAGGATATCACCGACAAACGATACGTGATCCTTGTGGCTTTCAATCAGGGCCGCTGCGTATTCGCAGGTCTCGGGCAATTCTTGAGCTGACAACCAAGACGGCGCGGATGCAGCGAAAAGCGTGGACAGAATTATGAAACGCATGGATTGCCCCTTCCTCTGGATAAGCAAATGGCAACGTTAAATCCGCGCATTGTCAATAAGCTGAAGCAGGTCCCGGACGTTGCGGTGAAAGCAGCGGCCCGCGCAATGGAAGAGGGCGCCGAAGAAATCGTTCAGGCGATGAAAGCTATCGCTCCGGTTGGCGCCTATGCCGGGGGTGGCGATCTGCGTGACAGCATCGGCTGGACGTGGGGTGATGTTCCTGCAGGCTCTTTCATGATCGATGAAATCCGCAGCGGCAGGAACCGTGGCGATCAGTATGCGACCCTGCGCATCAAAATCTATGCCGGCAGTCGAGAGGCATTCTACGCCAGATTTATCGAATTCGGCACGGCCCCCCATTCGCTTGAAACCAATGCTTCGGTGTTGCGGGGCCTTCGCCAGGACAAGGGCGGTGTCCATCCTGGGACACCCGCCCAACCGTTCTTCTTCCCTACCTGGAAGCAGATGCGGACCCAGTATCGCAACAAAATCCGTGCGGCGGTTCGCGCGGCAGTCAAGGAGGCATGGAAAAATGGCTAAGGCAATATTCATTCGGCGCTTTGATGCGACCGATACCAAGAAGGGTATCTCGATCCGCGTCCAGCCGTCCGATGAACCCCAAACTGTCCCCGGTTGGGTGATCGAGTTGGCCGTCAAGGCCGGAGCGGCCACTCGTATCGAGGGCAATTCAAGATCCACGGCGGACTCCGCCAGCAACAAGAAGGATGCCTGATCATGGCGGAATATCCGGAACTTCATTATCGCGGTGACATCATCGTGATGGTCGCGTGGGATCCGGCTGCACCGGAAACCTGGGTAAATTTCTGCGGAGCGGAAGGTGGCAGCCTGGTCATCGATAACGCCGTTCAGGAAAAGGCGGTCGGCGGATGCGATGAATGGGGCGCGCCCATCAAGAATATTCTTTCCTATGGCGCGCAAAGCGTCACCATGAACCTGAATGCCAGCCTTGCCAGATCGCAACGCGACAAGCTTCTGCTCTGGGCCAAGGGCCAGCTGTCCCTTCCGGTGCGCATTCATATCGTTGACGCGCCAATCGGCGAGACAGAGTATATCGATGGTATAGGGATTCTGCCGAGCCTTAACATCGAAGGGCTTGGCAATGTGACCAATGAGGCAATTACCACCACGCTGAACATTCGCTTCAAGGATGGTGTCGAATTCACCGAAGCGGCGGCATGACGCGCGCAGTCGATTTGCCCTGGCCGGGCGGGGAGCATGCTTTCCGCCTTGGCCTGAACGATCTCCGGACGATCCAGCAGAAGACGGATTGCGGGCCGGAATTCCTGTTGCACAAACTGAAGATCGGTCAATGGTATGCGGATGAGCTTTATGAAGTTCTGCGTGTCGGGTTGATCGGTGCTGGGATGAATCATGTCGAGGCGCGGAAGCTTGTGCAGAACGCGATGGAACGTGATCCCCTGATTGGCTTCAAGGTTCCTGCGATGGAGGTCCTTTCGAACACCTTATTCGGACCAGCGGATGATCCTGTGGGGGAGGATATACCGGTGGAGCCGACACCGGAGCCCGAAAAAACGGCAAGTGGAAATTCAGCACCTATTACGGACTAGGCGCTGCGATGGGATTCGACGCCGAACGAACCGGGGCCATGACTCCTTGGGAGTTGCTGGCCTGTTACGATGGTTGGGCGCGCTCGACTGGTCGCAAGGATTCGAACAGTGCAAGCAAGCCTATGTCGGTTGAGAAAATGAAAGATTTGGGGATCGAGGGGTTCTAGATGGCCGAGGAAGCCGACCTTCTATTAACAGCGGGATTTTCTGATGCCCAGCTTGTCAGAGAGGCCAATCGCGTCGTCGCCCTTTACAAGAAAAAGGGCGAGGAGGCCCAGAAAGCCTTCACCGATGCCCAGGGCAAGGTTACGAATACACAGGCGGCGCGGGCGCATGTTCGTGAGTTGGATCGGCTGTCGAAGGCATATGACCCAGTATATCGCGCGGCCAAGCAGTATGAGAACGAGTTAAAGCGACTTGATCGGGCGCTGGATATCGGCGCGATTTCCCAGAAGCAGTATACGGCACAAGTGGAGCAAGCCGCGCTCGCTTTGCGACGCGTCCAGAATCCGATGGCCGGAATAGACAAGCAATCCAGAAGCTTCGGTGGATCGCTCCAGCAGGTCGGCTATCAGGTCGGCGACTTCGCGGTTCAGGTTGGTGCAGGCACCTCGGCAACGCAAGCGCTCGGCCAGCAGCTTCCTCAGCTTCTTGGCGCGTTCGGTACTTATGGCGCGCTGGCCGGTGCGGCGGCGGCAATCACGATACCTCTGGGTGCCGCATTGATTAAAGCGGCGCTGGACGCAGAAACGCTAGAAGATGCAACCAAGAATCTGACCGAATCCACGGATGCATTTGTCGATGCAGCCGAGGCTGCATCTATGCCGATCGATGACCTGCGGATCAAGTACGGCAGTCTTGCCGATGAAATCGCCCGCGCAAATTCGGTAATGGCGGGTCTTACGGCCATCCAGGCGCGATTTGATCTGATCAACACGAGCCAGCGCCTCGGTAGCGGTCTCGGTTTCGACCTGACACCAACGCCGTTTGAAAAGGCCGACCTCACGCCGGACCAAGCGCAGCTGAACCAGCGCGCACAGGAAAAGGCGATGGATCGCTTACGGCGGATCACGGGTGCGACGGCAGAGCAGTTCGAAAAGCTGCGCATGGCAATCAACCGTACCGATACGTCCAATTCCATTGAGGCCGTGGTTAAGGATGCGGAGAATCTGCTTTCTGTTATCGCCGAGCTATCGTCCAACGACGGTGCTGATCGCGAAATGCTATTCGGTTGGGCTCAACAGGTCGAGGCAGTGTTGCGTCAAGCTGAGCGTCAGGTCGAGAACAGTGTCGATGAGCAAACCCGGACCTATAATCGTATCATCGAAGAGTTTGATAAGGACACGCAGCAATTCAAGGCCCTTCTGGCTGACCGTGCCACGGCGCAGAAAGCGCTAGATGAGGCCGTCAAGACGGGCACCGATGCGCAGATAGCGCAGTGGAAACGAGTAATCGCCGCTCAGGACGAACAAATTGCCAAGGCCTATGAGCAGGCGCAAAAAAATGATGAGGCATTCCAGCGCATTGCCAAATCCTTCGGCGCCGTGGAGGGTGGCATCAAAAGTTACTCTCAGGCTCTGGATTCGCTTTTCCCCGCTGCGAACAAGGGCATCCTTGACCTGATCGGTCAGGCGGAAGGAACCGATAAGGGCCGCAGCTACAATGAAACCCTGGGATATGGGGCTTATACCGGTGGTGCCGTGAATCTCACCAGCATGTCACTTCGCGATGTGCTGGCACTACAAAAACAGATACTCGACCACCCGAACAACCCATACAATTCGTCTGCGGTTGGCCGGTATCAGATCGTCAGTAAGACGCTGCGGAGCCTGATCGGGGAATTGAACCTGTCGCTTGATGAGCAATTTACACCTGAATTACAGGACCGTCTTGCGTTGCAGCTGGTTCGTCGCCGTCAAGGTCAGGGTACTGCCGGTCTGCGAAACGAATGGGAAGGGCTTCGTAATGTCCCCGATGCATCTATTATGTCTGCACTGGGTCAGCAGGTCATTCCGTCCGCCGATCCGGAGGTAAGCAAGGCCCTGAAAGAGCAGATCAAGGAGCGTGAACGCCTTGCCGATCAGGCCAAGAAGTATGGCGAGCAGCTTTCAACCAACCTCCTGACCCAACAACAGACTGCTGAACTGGAGCGGCTGCGTTCTGAACAGATCGCCGCGATCAAAGCTCAGGGCCTGGGCGAGGATGAAGAAGCGCGCGCCATCTCCGGCGTCAACGCCGAGATAGAAAAGCAGCGCACGGTTCTCAGTTTGCTTGCCGAGGCGAAAAAACGAAATGTCGATCTCGATACCCTGCTCGCTAACGGGTCTATGACATACCGTCAGGCAATCGAAGCCCTGGGTGAAGCGAAACGGCAGGATATCATCGCAACCAATGAACGGGCCATTGCAGAGGGTAAGGCTGGCCAGGCGCAGCAGTTCTGGAAGCAGCAGCAGGAACAGACCAAAAACGGTTTGCTCGACGCGATCGTCGCCGGCGAGAGTTTTGCGGATGTTTTGGAGAATCTCGCCCAGCACTTCGCCAAGGCCGCACTGCAAGCTGCTTTGTTTAACGAGGGGCCATGGGCAATGGGAGGTAGCGGCGGAGGATTGCTGAGCGGTATCGGCGATCTTGTCAGCGGTTGGTTTGGCGGTTTTCGCGCAGGCGGTGGATCCGTCTCACATGGCCGCGCCTATGTCGTCGGGGAAACCGAACCTGAATTGTTCGTGCCCAATGTCAGCGGCACGGTCCTGAACTCCCGGCAGATTGAACGGGCAATGGGTGCCGCGCCCCGGGAGGGCCGGAACAGCCAGTATTCTCTGGCCATGACCCTCGATCTGCGCGGTACGACAGGCGACAAGGCACTGGACCAAAAGCTGAAAGCGAACGCGCAGCATATTCTGGCACAGGTTCCCCATGCGATGCGCGAATTTGAATTGAACGGTGTCTGATGCAAGTCACATTTCCCCACCGTCATCTGGTCCGCGATGTCAGGTTTTATCCTATAGGCATGTCTTTGGAGCCGCAGCGCTCAATCAATGGTGCCGAGACCATCGTTCCGACCATGCGCGCGCGATGGATGGCGGCAGCGGAGTTCTTGCTGCATGATGAAGCCGGGACATTGGAATGGGAAGCGTTTCTCGCCCAGATGGAGGGGCGTATCGGCACAACGCTGGTTCCCTCATGGACGCGGTACCGGCCGAAGGATCGAGATGGCCATTCCTTGGCTTTTTGCGATACCGCCAATCTCGCGAATGCCCAGACCTGGGAGCATTTCGGCTTCGAGAATACGGTCCTCGACCGTGTCGTTGTCGCGGCAGATGCGCCGTTGCGGGCAATGCAGCTCGACATCTCGCTGAATAATACCACCGGCATCAGACCGGGACACAAGTTCAGCATCGATGACCGTCTCTATTGGTGCCAAGCGCATTGGCAGCCTGACGCCAATACCCATCGGATCATGTTCACGCCTGCACTCCGCCAGAATGTGACAGCAGGTACGCGGATTGAGATCGACAAGCCGGTTTGCCGGATGCGCATGGTCTCTGAGGAAGAAGGTGTATTCGGCCATGGGATCGATCTTCTACCTACGGTTCAGGTCAATTTCGAGGAAGCGATCTGATGGGGGCGCGTGAGGATCTTCTCGCTATCCCCGACGAATTTCTGCGCCATGGCCGGGTCGGTCAGGCTGCCCTTGTCTTCATGGATTTCCTCGATGCGCCGAAACGATGGTGGTCCGGCTATGGCGATCTCCCGGTTGGCGGGTTTACCTGGCAGGGTCTTGGCGACCTGGTCAGCATCAGCCCGATCGACACCTCGTATAGCATCTCTGTAAAGAAGGTGACATTCGAGCTGGCTGCCACGTCAGAGATGCTGTCACTCGCGCTTGCTGCCAAGTCGCGCGTCCGCGACCGCGCCGTCACGATCAGCTTGCAGCTCTTTGCCATGGAGGATGTTGCGGTCGGCCAGGATGATATCCAGCGCGGTCAGCCGATCGGCTCTCCTTTCTCCCTGTTCAATGGAACCATGCAGAAAATGCCTTGGTCCGCGAGCGGACCTGATGAACGGACAATCCGGTTGGAATGCGTGGGCTTGTTCTTCCGCCGCAATGCCGCCCCTCTCGGGCGCTGGACGGATACAGATCAGAAAGCCCGTTACCCGGGTGACCGAGGGTTGGAGCGTTTGCCGATCTACGCGAATGATTACGAGACCAGATGGCGAGGATAAGGCCGGCCGGCGCCACCGATATCTTGCGCGTGGTGGATATGATTGAGGCGTTGACCGTTGCCGTGAACGGTCCTGTGGCCGTCAACAGGACGCATACCGCCGAGACTGTCGCAGGGCTGATCAGCAGCCATGATAGTGCTGTCTGGGTATCGAACGGCGGATTTATCGCGGGTGTCATCCGCTGCACGGTCATCAGCCCGGAGCCAATCGCGACGGAACTCGGCTGGTATGCGTCCGATGGCTCGGGCCTCCTCCTGCTGAAAACCTTCGAGAAATGGGCGACGGATAAGGGTGCGCGATTGATCCAGATGTCAACCGGTGCGGAAGGGATCGACTTGTCACGGCTCGGCTATCGCCTGGCAGAAAGGGCCTGGGTAAAATAATGGCAGTCTTCACGCTGATCACAGCATTTGTTCTGCCCGGCGCGGGCGCGTTCTCGCTTTTCGGTTTTTCCCCCGCCGTAACCAATGCGATCTTCAATATCGGCAAAGGTGTCCTCTGGTCACTGGCTGGAGCCGCTCTGAACAGCCCGAGCATTCCGCGCCAGCAGGTGCTGGCCACGATCAGCCAGACCGATGCCGCGCGTTTGCGGGCTTATGGCCGCAATCTGCTCGGCGGGCAGCGCGCGTTCTTCGAGGCCAATAACGGGCAGTTACACCAGATCGTCGTCGCGCATCATGGCCGGGTCAATGACCTGGTCGGCTTCTGGGTCGACGGTGAGTCCGTGACACTGGATGCCGAGGACAAGGTGAACCGCTATACCGAGCTGTTCTTCCGGGACGGAAGCGGTTCTGGTGGCGATTATCAACGGGTGATCGACACCTTCCCCACACTCTGGACGGATGATCATCGCTTGCAAGGTCAGGCGACATTCTATGCAGTGCTCGGCGATCCTGCTGACGAGGATTTTCAGGAGTTTTTCCCGAAAGGTCCGCACACCAATGTTCAGGTTGAGATTGAGGGATCACTGGTCCCGAGCCTCGCCGGCCCGCTGACCTATTCCGAAAATGCTGGCCTCTGCATTCGCGATCTTCTGACCCACCCGGATGGCTGGAATATACTTCCCGCGCGGTTGTCCTCGGTCAGCTGGTCGGCATTCGTGAATCTGTGCGATCAGGCCATTCCCCTGGCGGCCGGTGGCAGTGAACCACGGTATCGGCTCTCCGGCTACTACGGCCTTGACGATCCACTGAAGGATGTCACAGCCCGGATGCTCGCGACCTGCGACGGCCAGATATATGAAACTGCCGAAGGCGAGGTCGGGATCCTCGGCGGGGCATGGTCGGAACCGGATGTCACCATCACCGCCGAAGACATCCTGTCGATCGAGATGGATGATGGGTTCGATCCGCGCACAAGCTATAATGTTCTGAAAGGCTCTTTCGTCAGCCCAGGCCATGCATATCAACCGACTCCGGTCGAAGAAATCAGGGACGATGCCGCGCTTGCGACACAGGAACGGCGGGTGGATCAGTTCGATGTCGAAATGTGTCCATCCGGGTCACAGCTGCAACGCCTGATGACAATCAAGTTCGCCAAGGATCGCCGTGACCAGGTCGGGAAAATTCGGACGAATCTGGTCGGCCTGAAAGCCCGCTTCCCGAAAGGTGACGGAATCCACACCATCCGCGTGCAGGCCCCGGAATTCGATCTCGATGGCGTCTTCGAGGTCACCTCGCACAGTTTCTCGATTCCGGACGGTTTCTGCGAAATCGGCATCGCCAGCATCGAGAACCCCTATCCCTGGACCACGGCGATGGAGAGGCCCATCCCTCCGAGTGTGAGCGAGATGAGCAAGCCGATCCACACGCCGCCGCCGCTGGAGGGCATCACGCTCACCCAGGAACTGACACAGCTTTCATCCGGAGTGACAGGGGTCAAGCTCGCGGCCCGCCTCAATGACCCAGGTCGGGACGATCTGGAATTACGGGCACAGGTGGCCGAGGGAACCCCGCTGCCGTCCGACAATTCCGCCGGATGGTCGGAAATGCTTGTCGCCGGATATCGCGCCGAAACCAGCATTCTGAATGATGGCCAGCAATATACCGTGCGCCTTCGCTGGAAAGGCCGCGGAAGCTGGATTTCGGCTGGCACCGTTACCGTCGTCGCCAATCCGACGCCCCCTGCCCCACCTTCAGAGTTCGGGGCCATGATTACCGGCAGCGATGTGTATCTGGACTGGATCAACCCGGCCGCCGATTTCTACCGGACGCGCATCTACCGAAACACGGTGAATGATTTCGGAACGGCGGACCTGATCGCGGTGGTCGACGGGCTTGAAGGCCAGCCCGCGAATTATACCGATCAGGCGCTCGCGTCTGGCACATATCATTACTGGGCCGTGACCCTGAACCCGTCATCCGTAAGCTCAGCGCCAGCCGGTCCGGAAACCGTCACCGTCTGACATCTCGAAAAACAACCCGACAATCGCCCGCCTTTGCGCGGGCTTTTTGCTGTGAGGCCACATGTCCGTTGCACTGATCAATGAAGTTTTGCGAGATTTTGAGCGCTATACCGGTGACGGAAAGCCGAATGCGCCCATTGGTCATCCGCTGCCGATCGGCGATCCCCGCAGCGGCATCCACAACCCGGCCAAGTTTCGCCTGCGTGAACTGCTGATCGCCATCCTCCAGGCTATGGGCGATCCCGACGCGCTTCAGGATATCCTCGATCAGCTGAGCGACAAGGCAGATAATTCGGATGTCGAAGCGCTAGCGCAGCGAAACGTCGCGACGATATGGCTGGCCGATTTCTCTGGCGTCACCTTCCCGCCTGGTACCGACACAGTTCTGCAGAGACAGAATTCTGGTGGCGGTTTCTTTAGAATTTGGATGTCTGTAGATACTCCTACGCCTCCAAATCCTTCTATCCATCAGCAGGACGCCACGGGGCAGTGGTGGGAACTGTTTTACGATAGCACTCAAGTTGAGTTTAGAGGCACTCGCCTTTTCAATGGCCGTCAAGACGCCGCCGATCTACTGACCAGTAATCCCCCTGATGCGCGAATCCATCGGGTGTTTTCTCTGGAAAATGGCTTTCTGGCGGCGCGCGCTCGCAACGCCCAGCTGGACGCCTTGTTTTCAGTATCTCCATACTGGGGGATTGAGGCTGCAATCCGTCTTAACGGTTCACCCGCAAGCCCACTCATCAGTGGTCGAGCAAATGCAGGTGAGTTTCTTGACCTCGATCTAGGTCCTTTTGATTCCACTGATTATGAAATCAACTGGCAATGGTCTGCCACCGGAATCGGCACCCAGAATTGGTTCCTCATCTCCGGCGCGACGGGGGCATCCTATCGCTTGGGGGACGATCAAGAGGGCAGGTTCCTGCGCGCTCGGATCAGGCCCGCTGGCGAACTCGGCACCTGGACCGTTTCAAACGTTATTGGCCCGGTCGGTGAACGTCTTGCAGGAACGCTCCCAGACGATGTGAGCGCATCCACCGCTGGCATTGGCGACAGCCGTTCGCGACTGCCGCGCTTCCACGATAATGTGCTTCTTCCGCACGATTTCCGAGATGGCGTTGGCGCTGCCCCACCGCTTGATCTGTACAAGGATCATTCGATCGTAGCCGGTATGGAATGGCTCGGGAACGTCAAAGCCCCCCTTCCGTCAGCTGCCGCCAACCTCCTGACCACTTACGATCCACCCGAAAATGTAATCCATCCCTGTGTCGTGGAGTTCTTCAATGAGTTCTGCGGCTACCGGTTTGTGTGTGCGATCACAGCCTATCCCAATGGCCCGGCGCTGGAAGATCCTTTCGTCTACGGCTCGAATGATCGTGTGAACTGGACCTTCCTGGGGACAGCTCCGCAGCCGCTCGATGTGAAGTTGCCAGTCGGCGGCTCCTACAACAGCGATACCTTTGTCACTCACGATCCTCGCAAGGGCGAGTTGATTGTCGGATATCGTCGTTACGAGCCGCGCACGGATGGAGACAGCAGCGAAGCAAACTCAGATGTGGTTCTTCTCTGCCGCTCAAGCCGGAATGGATATTCCTGGTCAGATGCACGAGAAATTCTGCGCATCCCTGCGGATGAGCAGATCATGCTTGCGCCCACCATGATCTTCGATCCCGCAACAGGGATCTGGCACATGTGGGTGATCAATCGTCCGGTCATGAATCATTGGACTGCCCCATCTCTCTATGGACCATGGACCCTCGACGCTGCGGAAACTGACCTATCCGTTTTCGATACGCCACATCATCACGAGATCAAGTGGGTTGGCGATAAACTGGTCTGCCTGATGTATTCTCGAGGCGATGGCAATTTGTTCTTCGGCGTGTTCGAGGACGGTTCTTGGACGGACATCATCTGGAACATGACCGGTGTTCTCGATCCGCGACCGGCATCGCTATACAAGGCGTCCTTTGTTCCTCTGATCAATGCTGAAACGCAAAGGATTTCCTTTGATCTTTGGTGGACAAACGGGGCCGCTGGTCCAGCGGGCGGCACGGACATGGGGCATGGCCGAAAGCTCCAATATTCACGAACGAGCATTTCCGCCCTGACTGTAACAAAAATCCCAACCACTGTAGATCAAATCTCACAGAAAGTGAATTTGCTCGGCGCCGCAGTTGACGGTTTCGGAAACGCCAAAACCGAAGGATATCTGACCAAGGGGAACGGGCAGATTGCCAGTGCTTCGGCAAGCTGGACCTATACTGATTTCATCCCGGTCAGAGCAGGTCAGGTTGTCGAATATGTCGGCGGCATCAACCGCGATCAGGGCGCAGCCATCGCCTATTACGACTCCAATCAGGGTTACGTTGCAGACGGCCTGGTCGCCGATCCCGCCGGGTCCGGGCCGATCCAGAGCCTATCCGCTTCCGTTACCATCCCCGCCGGAGTGTCCTATCTGCGGGCAGCCACGATCAACACCGGGACGTATGGCCTGACCTATATCCCCTCCGGCTCGACCTCGCCGGAGGCGTTTGCAGAAAGCGTGATTTCCACCATGGAACATGCTGCCGGTGTTGAAAAAATGCGCCTGCAAACGGCCCTTAACGCATTGCTGAGCGGGTCAGCATTGCCGTCCAAGCTGGCAAACCTGCCCGGTATCGGTGACAGCATTACAGTCGGCGCGAATGCCACGACCGCTGCAAACCGGTTTCTGAACCGCGTTGCTGCCGCGCTGGGAGCGACGGTCACGAATTACGGCATCGGCGGCACCGTTCTGCAAAACAGCAATGGCTCAGGCGGCACGCCGTTGAACAACAATGGCCGGGATCGTTTTCGCGGTCTCTTCACGGGCGGCAGCAAGAAAGACTTCGCGTTGATTGCCTATGGCTTCAATGATGCCCGCTACACCGCGGCTCCGAGCACTTTCAATGCTGCAGCTTATAAGAACGATTACCGGGAGATTCTGGTCGGCCTGCTTTGCGACGGATACCGGCGCGATCAGATCCTCATCGTCGGGCCGCATTATATAACCGATATTGGTTTGAAAACCGGATCGGAGGGTTTCACTGGCCAGACCCGCGCAGGCTTCGAAGAATATGTGACCGCCGCGCGTGACGTGGCAGAGGAATTCGGCACCCTTTATTTCGACAGCTATGCGCATATGCGAGATTACATGCGCGCTAACGGGTCTCCCTACGACATGTCCACATTTTCAGACAATGACGCTTGGGATTTGGGGGATGATTCAGCGACCTATGTCGGGGCGCTCACAACCGTTTCCAACAATCAGGGAGGCAATGTATCACCCGTTCCGGAGGGCGATCTATGGATTTCAGCCGATATTCGCCGCCTCGGCGGAACGACCGGACGCGCTCGAGTTCAAATCCGCTGGCTAAGCTCAGAGAACCCCGACACCGTAATTTCCACGACCAGCGGCGATTACATCACGCTTTCGGACACGTCTGTTCAAATATTCACCAATGAAGGGACGCCCCCGGAAGGAGCTGTATTCTATGACCTGATGCTCACGGTTGACGGTGCAAATACTGACGGTCAGGTTCAGTTTTCGAACATAACTGTGGGTCAGGGCGTCATATCAGACGACAACATCCATCCGACCAATCTGGGACACGAGGTAAGCGCGACCGGAATTATCGAGGAAACGACCGTTCTTAATCAGCGATCGGGTCCAGTGATCACAGGGTGGAGCGCCTCGGGCGGTGACATGCTTCTGGCATGGGCGCCCGTAGCAGGTGCCGTGTCGTATGAAGTCGCGATTGTCGAGTTTGACAGCCTGGTCATTCCGGCCGCCGAAGCGGTTTCAGCTACGCAGCACAGGTTTTCCGCGCCGCCGACAGGACGCCATACCGGAATGGTGCGAGCTGTATTCTCAGACGGGCCCGGACCATGGTCCGTTTCGAACCCGGCGGCGATTTAGCCTCCGGCTCATCATCTGCATGATCATCTATGAGGCCCTTCGCCAGTTCCTTCTGGATCTTCCGCCTTTCCCGCGCCTCGCGCAAAGCGCGCTTTTTCGCCAGCTTTTCAAGCGCGTCTTTGAATTCATCCATGGGTCATACCGATCCTAGCCATAGGCGATAACTCGCCCATGGCTGCACGTTATGCAAGCGCATTTCGGCTAATTCTTTGTGTCCGCGACACTTCGATGTTTCGTCAGCCCCGCCTCGCGCGGGCCTTTCAACACCCATAAGGAGGCCACATGGCTTGGGAATTCGATAAGAGAGTCAGCTCCGGCAACCTGCTGGTGGCTGCCGGGATGGCTGTGTCAGTAATCTGGGGGTATTCTCAACTCACAGCCACCGCCGAGCGGCTAAATGAAAAAACCTCGGATCAAGCCAAGGCGATCGCCTCCAACGAAGCCCGCATTCGATCTGTCGAATACACGACAGCCCGACAGGATGAGCGGTTGATCCTGATCCTCGACAGCCTGCGCAAGATCGAGGCGAAGATCGACAGGGAGCCATGATCTAAGCGCCGACTAGCTCCCTGCTCGGCTCGATCGCGGGCGGTGACCCGACCTATCGGCCGGGTCCCGTTCAGGCAGGCTCCAGCTCAACCAGAACTGATTTGTCGAGCGCGGCAAATGCTTCTTCCAGCTGAGCCAGCTTATTTTCATGATTCGGGTCAAACAGGCGATCCACCTTGGTTCGTGACCAGCCGGTTGCGCGCACAAGATCAGCCCGGGACATGCCCGCTTCCGCCAGCGCCCAGAACATCTGAATCTTGAGATCCAGATACAGGGGAACGCGGGCATGATGCTCGCCTTTTGACGGCCGAGGAATATCAGTGAAGCCATCCATGCGGGCCGCAATTGCTTCCTGGACAGCATCAGCACCATGCGAGATGGCGTCAGCAATATCGTCGCCGAAGGTCGTCACTTCGGGAAGATCAGGGCACGTAACCAGATAGGTGCCGTTATCGTCAGGGGTCAGTTCCAGAGGGTATTCCATGGGTCGGGTTCCTTTCAGGTAACCCCGGCATCAGTTGATGCCGAGGTCTTTCTTGATCTTGTTCACCAGCCCTGTTCCGAGCTCTTTTCGGGAACCGTGCATCGGAATTTGTGAAGTCCGATCCCCGAGGCGAACAGTGAGGTGACCGCTTCCGCCCTTGTGGGTCTCGAATGTGGCACCGTGCTTCTTGAGCAGCTTCTGCAGTTCTTTGCTGTTCATGAAGATAATATACACATCTGTGTAATAATAGTCAACAGAAGTGTGTAATTATTCATGCAATGAATCTGCCTGATCCCGATCATCCGCCGCCCTCAGGGGCGGCTTTTTCATTCCGTATTAAACGGTTTCGCCTGCTCAAGCGTCAATGAGCCCAGTCAGCAGAAGGACACTGGCATGCACATTAAGATTCACACCGCCGCTATTCCCGATGGCGAAACCCACATCAGCAACAGCGCCGCCAAGCTGGTCCGGATGGGCTTTAATCCGAGTCGCCTTGAGCCTGTCGATCGCATCAAGGCCCTCGCTGCCGCACTGATCAGCGAATGCGAAGCGATCCGCGACCAGAAAGGGGAAGGCGCGCGCGAAGCCGCGATCGCTATCACCGATGTTCAGAAATCCAGCATGATGGCCGTTGCGGCCGCTACCGCGTACCTCTGATCGCGCCGGCAGTCCTGGACGCGTAATGCCGCCCTCAGGGGCGGCTTTTTCATGGAGAATGTTATGAACCAATTCCTGTCCGCGCTCTGGGCGTGGATTGCCTCGCTGTTTGCGACCAAGCGCAAAGCGGCGACCACGACCGGCGCTGCTGCCGTTCTCGCTGCCGCTGCCGCGTTCGTCGGCCCGTGGGAAGGCGAACGCACGGAAGCTTATCTCGATCGCGTCGCCAGCCCGCCGGTCTGGACGGTCTGTTACGGCGAAACGCGAGGCGTCAAGCAGGGCGACCGCTACACCTCGGCCGAATGCAGCAAGATGCTGATGACCGCCTTGGCATCGTTCCGAGACGGGCTGACGAAATGCATCCCTGCCCTACCCCAGCAGCCTCGTGACGTCCAGGTCGCGCTGGTGTCCTGGTCCTACAATGTCGGCACCGGTGCCGCTTGCAGCTCGACGCTGGCGAAGCGCGCCAATGCGGGCCGATGGCGCGATGCCTGCAACGAGCTGCCACGCTGGAACAAGGCCGGCGGAAAAATCGTGCAGGGCCTCGTGAACCGCCGCGCTGCGGAACAGCGCATCTGTCTTGCAGCCATTGGAGGTTAAGTCATGAGCATCATCGACAGCATGCAGAACATTCTGCAACCAATCATCGTGGATTATGCCGTCTGGCTGATTCTGGCAGCGCTGGCGTGGTTTTTTCGTCGCCTGCCCGAGCGCTGGCGGATCGACATCGAGGCTAAGCACCGCGAAGCACTGCATTGGGCGCTGTATACCGGTGTCGGCCTGGTCATCGATAACTTGCAGCGTCATCCGTCGATCGCAGTGCCGGATCGCGCGGCCGGCGAGATTGTGGATTATGTCCGCCGGTCAGTTCCCGGCGCAATACGCAAGCTCGGCCCGTCTCAGGAGCAACTGGAACAGATGGCCCGTGCAAAGCTACAGGAACGGCTGGACGCGATCACCGGTAGAGATAGATTGACTGAGGCTTTGGAGGACGCTGGGATAAGGTAAAGATACAGCAAGACCTATCGAATCCGTTGCATTTCACGACAGGATCCGTAATGTTTTTACATGACTTATCAGCGGCACGCAAATTCTGGGCCAAGTCGGGAGAATCTACGTAAGCGGTATATTCCCCCATCCTCCCAGCATGCGCTTCCAATGCGCGACCTGCTGGAGCAGATTGATCGAGGATCGCTTCAAGATCGACAGTATTCTATGCTCAGCATTGATGCAGCCGCCGCAAATGATCGCGGCCCACGCATTAATTATGCGGGTGATCTAAATATACTAGGGCGACCGGCTATAGCAGTAATCGGAGCGCGTGACGCAAGCGAAGACGGTAAGCACCGCAGCTATCAGTTGGGCAAACAACTTGCGAGTAGGGGTATCACGGTAGTGTCAGGACTCGCCGCGGGCATTGACCGAAATGCACTTGAGGGAGCCATTCAGGCAGGTGGGAAAGTCGCGGCGGTTATCGGAACCCCGATTGACACTGCTTACCCTGCTGCCAACAAAAGGTTGCAAGAGTTGATTGCCGCTAATCATCTGCTTGTCTCTCAGTTTCCGAATGGGTCGAGAGTTTTCCCGAGTAATTTCCCTGCTAGAAATCGAACAATGGCAGCTCTTACTGACGCAAGCGTAATAATAGAGGCATCTGAAAGCTCTGGCACATTGCATCAAGCCGCTGAATGTAAGCGCTTAGGGCGATGGTTGGTAATAGCGAAAAATATGCTCGATAATCACAGGGCGGAATGGCCGAAAAAATTTTTATCCTATGAAAAATGCCATGTACTTGTTAATACTGATAAACTGTTAGAGGCTGTATACGGAATATAGACTTGAAGGTCGTTTCTCTTGTTGGATATCCGAGTTACCAAGAATCCGGACTGCAGTTCGATAAACAGGATTGGGTTGCGCACAATCTTGTCAAGGCGCTGAAAGGAAAAGAGTTTCGAGGATATTCGAATGTTAAAATCAATGGTACCAACCACAGAATTACAAAGGACAACAGGCAACCAGTAATTGATCTCTTTGGAAGCGCGATTTCAAAATATATGAAGCGCCTTCCTGCTGGTGCGGCAGTCTTCATAGTTCCAAGTTCTGATTGCTTGGAGTTTTCTGATGATCCGAAAGCTCAATCCATTGCCGCTTCCATCGCGTCTGCTGGATGCGAGCATCGAGTTTTCATACCTTTTCGTTGGTCAAGCCGTCTCCCAAAAGCCGTCGATGGCGGCAACAGAAACTATCAGTTTTTGGCGCAACATTTAGAGCTTCATCCGCCACCGCATGTTGCGAATGTTGTGCTGATTGACGATGTAGTGACTACTGGCGGTCATTTGCGTGCATGCTCTGAAGTGTGCCGGCGTCACAATATCGTGGTTTCGTCGGCTATATGCTTTGCGAGAACAGTATGGGATCGACCAGAAGATATTTTAAAAAGTAGCGTTCAAATTTTATGAATCTGCTTGACGTACACCACTGCGGCTAGCTTTAAAATCGAAGTCTTACGTTTCTCCTATCATCGCTGATGATTTTTCCAGCACCCAGTTTCAAGCCCCTTCCTTACCCGTTCCCCCGGCGGCCATCTGTCATAGGCAAGACCATTCAGGCTCGGAGGTAGGTCCTTCCGACCGCATAATTCGAGATGTGAGGCCCACCTAACGTTGACTCAAATGTTCTCTTTATGTTCTCATTGAGGCTTGATTCGTCAAGAGGTGAAAGACTGGTATGAGACGCTCTACGCCACAGAAGAAAATCGACGATCGTGCGTTCCCCGTCCGCGTTATCGTGGAGCTCCCCGAGATCGGGAAGCACCGGCCACTCGATGAAATGTATCAATGGCTGGACCAGAATATCGGCAGGGGCGACTATGCGTGGCACTCCGGCGGCCGCAACCCCCTGTTGGGTGAATGCGTGGCCTTATATTTCCGCCACCCAAAGCCGGCCGTCGATTTTCTTGCAGCCATCCCGGAACTAAAGCTGTCGGACGGCACCATATTTCCAAGCTATACTTCGCCATACCGAAGCTAATGCCCGCCGTCCCGTCCTCCAACAAGTTCCGAAATCGCATGGTCTACCACTGTGCGGCGGACAGGATGCTGATGACCGTGTATTGCGGCGGCTGCCGCCGGCGCGTGCACTACTGGGCATCCGACCTGGTGAAGGTTCTCGACCGCTTCCACGAAGCGCACGATCCACCGTGGCCCTGTTCCCGTTGCCGAAGCCGGGAATATCTCGCCATGACCTGGCATGTGCCCTCTGCGGCAGAACTGGCCAACGGATTGACTGTGCGCCGCCCAGTCAAGAAGATCGAGAAATGGATCTGGCGCAACGAGAGGGCGTGAAGCATGTGCAATCTCTATAGCAATACGACCTCGCAGGAACTGGCGCGCAGGGTATTCGATCGGATTGACGATCGCGCGGGAAACGTTCAGCCCGGCGAGGTCTATCCGGATCAGCTTGGGGCAATCATCCGGCACGATGGCGACGGCTTCGAACTGGTCAAGGCACGATGGGGAATGCCCTCTCCAAAATTCGCCCTGAAAACCGAACGTGACCCGGGCGTCACCAATGTCCGCAACCTATCATCCGGCCATTGGCGGCGCTGGCTCAGCAAAGACCACCGCTGCCTCGTCCCTTTGACCAGTTTCGCGGAGCCGCGCGGCAAGGGGATGGGCAATCAGTGGTTTGCCCATGCTGATGACAAGCCCATGTTCTTCGCCGGCATCGAGGTCCGGGACTGGACCAGTGTCCGCAAGGTAAAGGAAGGCGAGACCACAGATGATCTCTATGCCTTTCTGACCTGCGAACCGAATGCCGAGGTCAAGGCGGTTCACCCGAAGGCGATGCCGGTAATCCTGACCGAACAAGAAGAATGGGACAGTTGGATGGGCGGCATATCGGCCGCCGAACTTCAGAGGCCGCTACCAGATGGATCTCTGAAGCTGATTGAAAACCCCGTTTAGGAGGTCGAAATGGCAGACAAAGACAGAGAGTTGATCATCGAGGTCTGCGCCAGCGGCACTGAACCCGCAGAATGGCTGGTGTCAGGCCCGAAATATGAAGACGAGGAAATTACTGGCGGCGACGTCATTCGCAGCACCCGCGAAGCTGCCATTGATGAGGCCAGGCATCGTGCGACATGGGTGAAGAAACAGTCGGTTCGCATCGAAGTTGCGGCCGGAGATGGCCACGACGCGGAAGAGTGGGTGGAAGACGCCGCATCTTCGTAGGTAATCTTACGGATAGCGTGCAAGTGAGGGTCCGAGGTACGTCACCGGTGTGCGGGCTTTGGCGGCCCGTGTGTCCAAACTTGACCCGCGCTGGCTCTCTGGCGCGGGCTTTTTCATTGACTCAACCGTTCCCGTGGTTGAAGCTGGCGGAATAGCGAATATGGATCTCATAGCCCGCGGCCCCTCATCTGGCGCGGGCTATTTTTTGCGCATTGCTACGTAGGTAATCTTACGGATTGGATCACGCAGGTAGACCCGATATCTTCCCTGCATTAGGCACTCACACTTACGATTAAGCCCGCGCACCGGAACCAGCGCGGGCTTTTTCATGAGCCGATCTCTTTCGCCAGCTTCTCCAGCGCCGCGATCGGCGCGTCATAAGCCCCGTTCGCCTTGGGGAACTTTGCTCGCTGACTGCGGTAAAAGGCCAATTGCTCCGGCAGTTCCTCGATCGGGAATGTTCCTGACCAGTATCGTCCGGTCAGGGTGAATGTCTTGTCGTCGTGAGTCGCTTTCATGGGGCGGTAGTGAACGAACATGGCCTGAAGCACAACACCGAAAACCGCCTTGACTGGTTTCCAAAATCGTTCGTAACTCAT